CCTGAGTCGCTGCATAGTAGCCGTTCCAGGCTCTCCTGAGCGACCCGAGCCAGCGACCTTCGATTTCGTCCGCCGGGATCTGGTCGTCACTGAAGTCCGACAGAAGCGACTGCACCTCGTCCTCGTCGATGCCGCAGGTATCGATCAGAAACTCGCAGGCGTCATCGTCACCCTCTTGGCAGTAGGTCTCAGCGGTCCCGCATTGGCCGTCTCGGAACCCCTCGACCGACGCGAGTTTATCGTCGACCGAGTCCTCCGCATCAAGTCGGTCACCCTGCTCGTCGCGAACGGCTCGCTTCGCGACATCGCGATGTTCCTCGACGGTCAACTTGGGATCGGCGTAGGAGAGCCAGTCGTCGACCCCCTCGCCCCGCATGATCGCTTTGACCGACCGAGCCCAGGGGACGCTCGCCTTCCCTTCGCTGAAGTCGATCGCGTCGCGTTCGTGGTCGTCCAGCGACAGCTGACCGGCCCCATCGCGTTCGGCCCGCGTCACCGCCGCCTCGATCGCGGCCTCCTCAAGGAGCTGGTCGGGAGCGTCGGACGAGATGGCGACCGTCTTGAGCCGGCGGTCGTCGTTGCTACACAGGTACTCCTTGTGCTCTTCGCGAAAGGTGTCGGCGGCCTGCTTCGTGGCAAACTCGACGTGGTCAGTCATCGGGACGTGTACGAACCGGTGATGAACCGGGCCAAGCGGCTGTTTTTCAGCGTCCTCGTGTGACCGTCGAAGCCGCCATCCGGCTTACCCTCCTGGAGCGACGACCGCTCGAGGACGTCCTCGAGGTCGGGCGTGACGTGCCAGGATTTCTGCCCGGCAGGCGTCTCGACCCACACGACCGGCCAGCCGGCGTCGTAGTAGTAGCCAGCCGAGTCGGGGCCCCAAGCGGTCGTGATCGCCGTCGCGAAGCCGATCGCGAGCAGGTTCCGGTCGTGGTAGACGTCGTCGACGTCCTTCTCGTCAGTCATGGCTCGGATCGAAATCCACGCCAGGAGCCGCGCCGGCCTGCTCGATGATCCCCTCGAGCATTCCGGTGAACCGCTCGTTGCGCTCGTTCTCTTCCTCCTCGAGGTCACGGAGGTCCTCGAGGGCGTCGGCCTGCTGTTGGGCGGCCTCGGCCTGCGCGTGCAGATACTCCAGGATCGCCGCTTCGTGGTCGTCGTGTGATTCGACGTCGTCAGGGTTGGTAAGATTCGAACCCATACACCCGACTACTGCAGTTACGTACTTGGGAGGTGACAGAATTGGAACCTGAATAGGTACATGAGTATCAAGTCGAACACGTATTTTAATGGATGGAATACTTGTTAAGGAGTATGAGCAGGTCCGCATTCAAACGCGCCCAACAGGCTGCCGAGGCCCATCACGACAGTGATACAATTCCCTGCGGGATGGGTCGAGTCCAAGAGTCAGGCAGCAGCGCCTATGGCCTACTTCCGGCTCCGTTCAGCGACAACGAGGGCCTCGAGCAGGGTTCGCCGATGCAGATCGCGTATCATGCCCCGACGGGCTCGTTCATCTTGACTCCCGTCGACCCCTAACTTTTCTCGATCTAGCGCTGCGAAAGCCGGTCTTCGAGGCCGACCCCGTGGGGTTGCTCGTGGATGTATACGACCGACTCGATATATGCATATCCAGCCATCGCGACGCCCGTCGACGTGCATAGATTCGCGGCCGGTTCGGCCAACCTCCGCGCCGATCACGCTGCCCCCCGGACACCCCTTTAAGTAGATCACTCACTCGGCGACCCGAGGGAAACGCTCTAGGACCTCCGTGCATAGATCGGTATATAATGACGACTGATCGAACCAGCCTGAGCCTACCCGACGAACGGAAGCGACTGCTCGAGCAGGCCGAGGAAATCGTAGCCGACGGTCCCCACGACGATCCGCCCCGCAGCGACGTGATCGACGCCGCGCTCACCCACCTCATTCAGAGTGCCGAAAACATCGATGATGCCCGTTCTGAGTACGATCCGCAGACCATCAAGGACATCGCTAACACTGAGGTTCTTCGGCTCTACTACCGGACCGATATCGAGAGTCCTTGGCGACAGTAGATTTTGACGAACGTCCACCGGGTTCCTCGAGGTCAGCTCGTCGACGGCGCGATCGCGCTCGTCGACGAAGCCGATCGAACCGAGGACCTCGCCGATCCTTTATAAGGGAGCTTCCTTAGCAAGATTACGGAGACAACTACCAGAACAAACACACTTCGGACGGTCACTTTCCGGCCGTATTTCTAAACACCCTCGAACTGCTCGAGCCCGTCAGTTGTGACCCGATACCCCGCCTTTCCTCGCGAGTAGTCCCCGACCTCCTGCAGCACGTGCCGCGCGTTCTTCCTCCACCACGTTTCCGGGGCTTGGTCCTCGACCGGGTACTCATCCCGGAATTGGTCGATAGCGTCGCTTTTCCCGACGTATTCGCCCGTCTCGACAGCGTGCTGAAGCACCGCTTTCGCCGCTGCCTTCCGCGACGAGAGCCGGTCCGGATCGTCCGACCAACTCGACGCGACCGACTCGACGACAGCGTCGACGGTCGTCATGAGGTTGTCGGCGCGGATCTCGCTGCTCGCTGGGGATCGATCCGGCTCGGGCACCGGCTGGTCTGTGACCGACTCACGGCGATCTGTCGGCGCTGGATCGGCCTCGGGCTCCCAGAGGAGAGTGTTGCCGATCTTCCGGGATGCGGCCCGGCCCTCGTTCTCGAGGTCGTTCAGCCGAGCGTAGGCAGTCCGGTACTGACACCCGACCGCGTCGGACACCTCGGAGGTCGTTGCCCCACCCTTGATCGCCTCGAGGAAATCCTCGTCGGTGAACTCCGCCGTGAATCGCCCGCTCTCGTCGTCGCGATCGTCATATGGCATCGTCCCATGCAGGAGGATGTGTCGGGAATCGATAAATCCCATTCATCCATCTGTGTCCGCCCTATTCATTTGTCTGTATCCGTCCCATTCATCTGTCTGTATCCGTCCCATTCATCTGTCTGTAT